ATAATATTTTGAGATTCATAAATTGCACTAACTGATTTTAATTTCCTTATTAGCTGCAACTGGGATTTTACATCATTTTCAGCATCATTATAATGAAAAATATTACCATTATATTTTTCATCTAAACGATTCATAACTAATTTAAAAAATTGATTTTCTTTTTCATGACGAAAAATAGACATAGTTTTCACCTAAAATCTTAGATTTAAACATGCAGATTTAAACTCAAGTAGTTTAGGTAGTATTTCATTTTTATGTTCCTTTATGTATTTTATCATTAGATTTTCACGTTTAACAATCTCTAACACATGTTGTTTTTTAAGAATATCAGTGTTATCATCTAGTTTAATATTATATCTATGAAGCTTGGTATTAATTTTTTCCTTTAACCAGTCTCTAAACAGTTTATAAACTTGAATATTCGAATTAATATCATTTACAATGTTTGGATCAATTGTGACGATATCCATAATATTTGTCAATATCGGAGTATATTTAGAAATTAATTTCTCTGAAATTTTTGAATTAATTAAATCAATAAAAAATTCAGCAAATATCTTTTCAAAACAAATTTTCTTTATTTTACCTGATAAGATATTATAAGAATGTGCTAGAATATTTTGTTGTAAACAGGACATCTTTTCTGGATCTTCTAATGAATTTATAATATCATCAATTTCATCATTGATTGATTCTAGATAGAATGATTGCTCAATATTAATTGAATTAATTTCATCTAGAATATCATTTTCAACATTAGTCATCTCATAATCACTATCCGGATCATTTAATACAACCGTATTAATAAACAATTCTTCTCCTAAATTTTCATAGTTATTATTTATTATATTTAAATCATTTATTCGAACAACATTATATTTTTCTTTTAGATGTGTTGCTTTATAATAAATAGCTGATCTATGTCCAATTCCAACAAATATACTAAACATAACCTTGGAAGTATCTATTTTAGGAAGATATTTTATAATCGCCAACCATGCATTATTAACGGCCTCTTCAAATTCAGGAGTATATGGGTCTATAACTTTAGATCCAATAACTTTTCTTATACTTAAATCAACAATTGGATATATTTTTTCTAATATTTCTTGTTTCTGTAATGTACAATATTTAAATATTTTGGTATTCTTACCTAAATGGAACCATGATATGAATTCATAAATTTTATATTTATCAACTAAATCTTTTAAACGATACTCATCTTCTAGTGATATTTGAATTTTATCTGGATTTTCAGCTAATATTAAGTAGTTCTTTTTATTTATAAAGGCATATGATTCATTTTCTAATTTGGTACGATATTCTTTTACAATTGTATATATTTCATATACGACATCATTTATTTTTGATGTCAAATAATCTTTTAACGTAAATATCTGATGTCTAATATCTGATCGACACATAATTAAATCTACAAACCAATCATCCTCATTAAAATTCCAATTGAATGAAGATTTATTAACTATATCTGACATATTATAATTTTCCCACCTTTATATTAAATTTAAAATTAATTAAGGACAGAAATTAACTTATATCAAAAGAAAAATTGGGGAATTAAAGATGAATGAACTTAATAGTACAGAAATATTAGAAAAACTAATATATAATCGAGAGAATCCAATTGAATGGATAAAGAATAATATAAAGATCCAACATCCAGCTCATGGGATCATTCCATTTAATTTATATCCATTTCAAGAAAAACTTATTAAACTATTTCTATTAAAACATTTTATAATAACACTTAAGTCTAGACAAATTGGGATGTCGACTTTAGTCCAATCAATATGTTTATGGTCCGCCTTACATTATTCAAACTATAATATATTAATATTTTCTGCTGGACAAAGAAACGCCAGTTCATTCCTTGATAAAATAAGAAAAATGTATGAATATTTACCTGAAGATGAATGGAAACTAAAACTTGTTGTTGACAATCGCCAAACACTTATTTTTTCTAACGGTTCTAAGATTGTTGCAGTTCCAGCTACAAGAAGCTCAAGCTTAGGTGAATCAATCAACCTATTGATTATTGATGAAGCAGCGTTTATTGAAAATGTTGAATTGGTCTATCAAGCAGGTTATCCTACTATATCCAGAGCGTTTAATTCTATGAAAGGTAAACCATACGGAATAATAATTATATCAACTCCGAATGGTATATCAGGAACCGGTAAATGGTATTATGAAATGTATGAAGGTGCTTTACGAAAGGATAATAAATATATTCCAGTTAAGATACATTGGTCTGCTGTTCCGGAATATGATGAAAAATGGTATATTGATCAATGCAGTCAACTCAACTGGAATTATCGATCAATTGCTGCTGAATTAGAATTATCTTTCGTTTCTTCTGGTAATACATACATCCCTGGTCCAATATTAGATGCAATTGAAACAATAGACCCAATTGCAAAAGATCTAGATGATCATTTATGGATATGGGAATTAGCAGATAAAGAACAATCATATGTAATGGGTGTTGACGTCGCTTATGGTGATCGTAAAGATTCAAGTACAATCCAAGTTATAAAGGCTTCTACATTAGAACAAGTTGCTGAATATGATAGTAATCTAATAAAACCAGATGATTTTGCTGATATAGTAATTAAAATTTCAAAGATGTATAATAACGCTCTAATCAATATTGAAAGAAACGCTGTAGGAAAAGTATTAATTGATAAAATCATCGACCGTACCGGTGGAATTGGTATCAATTTATATCGTGATAACAATAAAAATGATCTAAATAGTAATTTAAACAATAAAGATATATTTAAATCAATGATTGGAACATTAGTTACCGGCTCTTCAAGAGATATAATATTAGCTAATATGTACAATATTATTCTTGATAAATATACAGAGGCTTTGGATACAATAATCTCTGAAGATGAAGAGAAAGCGTCAGCTCGAATTAAATTTGAAGCTATTATGTCCGGACGTATGAAGAATGTCGTGAAAAAACGAGGTATAATAAGATCAGAAAGGTTACATCATCAGTTACTAGGATTTATTGTAGATGATCATGGAAAGCCTACAGGTGTAAAGGATGACTTAGTTTTTAGTTGGGCACATGCTTTATATTGTTGGACTAAAAGTAAGGCGTTCCTTTTAAGAGATATGGCTAAAATTTTAAGCAATAGTGTTGGTTTACAAGATGCTCAAAAGGCTAGGGTAGAAATTATTGAATTTATGAAAGAACGATCAAATTCAAAAATTTGGAAAAATATTTCAATTGAAGAATTACAAGAAATATTAGATGAAGAAAATATGGAGAATTCAAAAATTAAAATAGAAGGCAATAAGAAGGAAAAAGATTCTTCTATTGCTAATATTTATAAAGCGTTTTATAGATGAGGTGGAGAGGTAAATGAAAAAAAATAAATATTATGCTTTTATTACATTTGGACATAACGGTGTAACGATTAAAGCAGGAGATATTTTTGATCCAGATGAAGTCAAATTTAGCAAAGAAGATATTGATTTTTTAAAGAGCCAACAAAAGATTATTGCTAGACCTGAATATATTACTTCACAACCTGAATTGGTAGATGAGTTTAAATTAGAAAGGCCAATTGTTAAACCTGTTGAGAAACCAACTGAAGTTACATCAGAAGATACGGTAGATATAGTAACAGAAGATATAGTAAAGACAGCTGAAGATCAACCTAAAGATAGTTATGATGAAAAAGAGGTAATTGAACCTGTACCTGATCTAAATTTGATGAAAAGGGCCGATCTTATTAAATTAGCTGAAAAACTCAATATCGAAAACTCTAACAAACTAACAAAAAATGAATTGGTAAAGAAAATCTCTGAGATTAATTCTTAGAGGGTCAGATCTTAGAAAGGTTTGGTTTTATGGGAGTACTATTCAAATCTACGGATATTAATATAGCAATAGAAGATGATGACTTTAATGAATTAAAATCAAGAGTTTATAGTCAATTCGGTTGGCCAGTGGTCGCTGTTGAAATTTCAGATGATATTTTTAAATATATTCTTAAACGAACAATATTATATTTAAATACATATTCACCTAAGTTAGATTATATTACTAAATCAATAACACCGTATGTTACAGATTATATAATTCATGAATATGAACGGGTAAATGCAGTTTTAGACGTTTATGTTTCTGCAGAATATTTAATCGGTTTAGGTATGCCTATTCAATCATTCTTAGCTATTCCAATGTCATTAGCTGCTAGTAATAATACTAGTCATCTCGAGAATTATATCTCGATGTTTACGGCTTATGATATGGCGAAGAGGATATTTGGGACTCAACCATCGGCCGAACTAGTTCCACCCAATATTGTTAGATTAAATCCAGCGCCATATACTTCAACAACGTTTAAATTTGCAATAACAGTTGATCATGATGCAAATCTTAGTTCATTATCTGATTATGAAATCAACTGGATGATACGTTTTTGCCAAGCTGGAGTTGGAAAGGTTTTAGGCCAAATTCGTAGGAAATATGATGGTGTACAACTTCCAGTAGGTTCATTGAGTGGTTCTGGATCAGCGTTATATGCTGAATCAGTTGAATTAGAAAAAGAACTTCTTGAAGAGTTGAAATCACGTCACAAATTTCCACAAACATTTATTACGGTTGGTTAATATGTATACTAATATTTTTTATGATTTCTTTGATGCAAATGATTATAAAAGTTTTATTCGACATGTTCTTAAACAATTTCGAACTAGTCAAGAATACTTAATATGGTTAAATAGTTTTAATCGAGATAAATGTGCTGCTACCGGTTTAACCAGAGATGGAGATGGGGTGCAAATTGAAGTTCATCATTTTCAAATAACTCTTTGGGAATGGGTAGAACACATTTTAGATAAATTTATTCAATACCAATTACCTGTCAATAGTTTTTATGTTTGTTTAATATTAAATGATATTCATTTTAATCGATGTGTTCCATGTGTTCCTTTGAATCACTGTATTCATAAAATGATACATGAAAATTATGATGATACGATAGCTAGGTATCCTTCAATATTAGAAAATGTCTGGCCTGGAGATATTAATAAAGCCGATCAAATTATTGAGTATCATTTAAATTTACTTAAAGAGAGATTGAATATTGAAAAGGAGTTATTAAATAATGAGAAGAAAAATGAAAATGGTATTTACTCTTAAGAGTGGGAAATCTATCGTTGTATCTATTTATGAAGATCAATGTTTTAAGATCTATAATCAATGGGTAAATTATATACCACAACCAAATGAAGTTTCAAAGGCCACAATTGATAAGAAAAAGAATAATTTGATTTCTGAGATGGTTGGAATATTATTATCTGAAATTGCAGCTATTCAGATAGTAGAAAATACAAATACACATGAACATAACAATCAAGAAGAAGTTGATATATAATTAATAAATAATGAAGTGATCGTAAATGTCCTTTTTAAGATATTATGATGAAGCAGTAGTTAATTATTTTAGTGATATAAAAATAGAAGATGGGGATATTTTAAGGTCTCCACAAGTATTATTGGCCACACCTTCAAGACAAGGAGTCAAATTGAATGTAACTAACGATAATACGGCGGTATTACCATTAATATCAATAATTAGAACTGGTTTATCGGCAACTTCAGAAACAAATTTAGTAAAATCTCATGTTACGCGTCCATATTTATACAATATCAGTTCAAATAAAAAATATTTTGAAGGCGCAGATTTTATGCCATATAATTTCAGTTATCAAATTGATTTCTTTTCACTTGTTCAAGATATGCATAATGAAATTGTCGAGCAGATATTATTTAAGGTTCACAAAAATCACTATGTAACGGTTAAAATAGATATTGCAAATCATAATATTGAAATGAATTCTTATATTCATAGTATATCATTTAGCGATTCTACTTCTTATACTCAAATCGCCGACAATGTAAGCAGAATATTTCATGGTACTTTAAATTTTAGCCTATATGGATTCTTGATTGACATTAAAAGAAATACTCCAACGGTCTTATCTAATCAACAAAGTATTAAAACCAT